CTGTCTGTTCAGATTCTGGATGCCGCATGAACCGCTGAGATGGGGCGGTTGGATCATCGAAAGAGCGGCGCGTGTACGTTTGGAATTACCGGATGCCGCGACTTCCTTGCGTGACCTCAACCGTCGGGCCTCCGATTGGAGGACCTCAAAGGGGATCACAACGGCCAGCATAGTATCCGCATCAACGCATCAACGACCAGTTCCGGATCTGTTTCGAGTGGCTGGACGGAGACGCCCACAACGTGGAAATTGTCGACTATCACTAGAAGGAGGCGCCGACATGGCAACCAAACAACCGAAGCGCTTGCCGCCAATCCACCCCGGCGAGGTCTTGCAGGACCTGCTGGCGGAGGCCGGCTTGACGGCGAATGCTCTCGCCACCGCGCTGCGTGTGCCCGCGAATCGCATCGGTGGCATCCTCAAGGGGCAGCGCGGTATCACCGCGGATACGGCACTGCGGTTGGCCCGCTATTTCGGCACCTCGGCGCAGATGTGGATCAACCTTCAGGCCAAATACGACCTGGCGGCTGCCGAAGATGCACTCTGGAACAAGATCGAGCGCGAGGTTCTCCCGCGTAACGCCGCCTGAGTGTCATGACACGATCAATCCGGGACTGAGTTGCAGGCCGGTCATCTCGCGGCGGCCGGCGTTCTGCTTGGTTGCCGCCATTGTTGCGGACTGCACGGCGCGCGGATTCTCGACCACAACTCGCACAGTTTCCTTCTCGAAGAACTCCTTCGCGCCGGGCACGGTGATGTTGATCACCGTGGGAGCAGCGGCAGATGGCGCACCGCCGCTGATGCAGTCAATCGTCAGGCCGCCAGAGCTCGGCTGGAATAGGTTCCCGCCCTGCTGGAGCAGCGAGACGGGACGCATCCTGGCTGGAAGCCCAGTGGTGCTCTGGCCCGTTGACAGCGCATAGAGTTCGACCAAGTCCCTGATCTGCTGGCTCCGGATCGCCATGTCAAGGTTGCCGCCGAAGCCCTGTTTGGCGATGTTCACGATCTCGGCGAGAATGTTCTTCTCCCGGATGTCGACGCCGTAGGTCGCCTTGATCTTCTCGCGGGCCTTTTCCTGCGCGCCTTTCACGAAAAGCCGCACCAGGCCAGCCACGGCCCCGATGCCGGCGCCGATAGCCGCACCGACCGGACCGCCATACTTGAAGCCGATCATCGCGCCGCCGGCGGTAGTCATAGCAAGGCCGGAGAGGCCGCCGCGCTGGAGACCCATCATCGCGAGCGTTGCGCCACCCAGCAGCGCGGCATTCGACCGCCCGAGGGCCGAAAGCTTCTGGCCCATGGTCGCGGCTTCCCAGGTCACGGCCTTCCCAGGGGCGTACTGGACGCCGCCGCCGAAGCCCAGAAAGTCTTTCCATCCGCCAAGCAGGCCGGCCCAGCCACCGCCGCCCTTCGAAGGGATGAACGGAGGCGTGCCCCAGCCTCCGGCCGCGCCGCCAGGGATCGGGCCGCCGCCGCCCTGTCCGAAGACCGGCACTGCGCCGACGCCGACCAACCCGCCCAGCCTGCCGAGCGCGCCGCCGCCGGAAGAAGTGCTACCAGCCAGCGACACTCGCACGCCGGTAAACAACTGCATCAGCATTGCGGCCACGCGAGAAGTGACGACGTCCTTGATCGCGGTCAGCAGCGCGGTCTTGAGCGAGTTGCCGATGGCCGACCAGATGGACTGCGACTTGGTGAGCAGCGCGTCGAAGACACCTTCGGCCTGGCGCTTGAAGGAATCGAAGATGCGCTGGTTCTGGTCGCGGACGATCTGGGCCTGGCGGATCGCCGCCGTTTCGCGTGCGCCCTGGATCGCGGTGTCAGTGGCCTCCTGCTGGAACCGCCGGATCTCATCCCGTTGCGCGGTGAGTTCGGCGATCCGCGCATGGATCTCGTCGGCCCGGTAGCCGAGCCGCTTCAAGTTCGCCTCTTCCTCGATGACCATCCGCGAGGTTTCAAGATCAAACAGGCGCATGCGGATCTCGTGGACCCGCGTGAGGTACTCAACCTCGATCGCGGCCTTGCGCTGCTCGACCGCCACCTTCTGCTCGAGCGTCTGCGCATTCGTGGCATCGAGCGCTCGCAGTTGGGCCTCACGCGTGATCCCGGCGCGCTGCTCCTCGATCCCGAGCATTTGTTCGAGGTGATCCAGGTTCCGCTTCGAGATCTCCTCGTTGTAGGCCAGCCGCTGGGCGAAGACGTGCGCGTCGAGTTCCATCCGCCGCCGCGCGGCTTCCTCTTCCGCAGCCAGATGTTCGGCGAGGTTCTTGCGGTTCGCCTCCTGGACCTCCTTCTGCCAGTTGGCAAGCCGCTCGCGTAGTTCGCCGATGACGTTCTCCCACGCCTTGCGCGTGAGCGCGATCCGCTGCTCGTTGCCGTGCTCATCCACAAACGTCGTCCATTTGCGGATCTGCTCCTGGACCTCGGCCATGTCGCGGGCGAAGCCGGTCAGCCCACGCCGGCGCGCTTCTTCCATTGCGCGTGCGCTCTCCCGCTCGACCTCCAACTGGCGCTTCCGGATCTCGGCAGCGCGTTTCAATGCTTCGAGGTCCGGCTCCGGTGACGACTTGATGGTCAGCCTCGGCCCCTCATATTCGAACGCCTGCCCGCCGGGGAGCCACTGCTTGCCGGTGACGAGTTCGCGGATCTGGTCGTCGGTCATGCCCTGCTTGCGAAGGGCATCGACATTGGTCTTGCCACTGAACAGGTCGTCGCGGAGCGCCTGGCGCTGCATGTCGTCAAAGCGGGCCTGGAGTTGAGCCTGGGTGTCCTTCCACTGCGAGTAGATGGCAAACCCGGCGCCCACCACACCGACCGCCAGCAGCGCATACGGATTCAGGCTGGCCAGATTCAGGGCGGCAATGGACTTGGCCAACGCCATGATCTTGTCGGCGAGCGCGTAGGAGGCCAGAACGCCCGCGACCCACAGGGCGACCTCGCCGAACTTGCTGAGCAGGTCCGTGTTCTCCTTGAGCCAGCCCACCAAGCCGCGCAGGTTGCCGATCAGCGCCTTGAGGTCATCCTGGAACTTGGCTCCGATATCCTCCCGCAGGTTATTGAACTCGCGCCGCAGTGCGCCGAGTTGTCCCTCGACCATCTGCGAGGCCGCTGCATGAGCGCCCTGAATCTTCGCTCCCTCGCGGATCACCGCGTTGTAGCGAAGTTGCTTCTCTTCGTTCTCGGTCAGGGCGCGCCCGAGTTGAAGCTGTGCGATCTGCGTCTCTTTCTGGAAGTCGACGAACAGGCCAAGAGTGCGGAGGCCGCGCGAGGCGCCCGACTCGATCGCCATCACGATCGACTCGAGCGACTCGCCGGCGGTGATGTTCTGGACCGCGGCGGCGTCTTTGGCCAGCTTGGCCAGACCCTGTGCCTTCGATAGTTCCAGATCGGCCACGATCAGCCGCTGAACTGCATGGGCCGCCTCGGTGTACTCGAAGCCGATCTCCTCGATCGCGGAAACCTGCTTGGCCGCCGCAGCCGCCCCCACGCCGTGGGCATTGGCCAGCGCCTTGAGCGAGGCTTCGGCCTTCGCGTTCTCAGCCGCCAGCATGACCGAGCCGACGGTGAAATCCTTGGCCCAGGCGAGCGCGCTCTTGATGGCGTCGGCCAGCAGGTTGCCGGCCGTGGCGCCCTTCACCATGGCCGCCGTCATGCCATCGATGCCCTGGGCCGCGCCCCGGGCACTCTTTGCCGCCGCGGCCTCCATGCTCGACAGGCTCGCGTTGACGCTCTTGATGGACGCATTGGCCCGGTTCGCATCGACTTCGACGACGAGTTCGAGCTTGTTATCAGCCATGGCCAGGGATAAAGACCTTGCGATGTGGTATCACGAGCGGTACCATGAAGAAGTGAGCAATGCTGCCAAGATCCTCCGGCGCATGCGGGCCAATCCGCAGGACTGGCGGATCGAGGACCTGAAGGTGGTAGCGGAGCGATTTTCCATCGACTATCGCCAGCACGGTACGAGTCACGTAGTGTTCCGACACCCTGTGGCTGGCTTGCTCACGGTTCCCAGTGCGCGCCCGATTAAGCCGGTCTACATCCGGCGATTCGTGGCGTTGATTGATCTGGTGGAGGGTAAGCAATGAAGAAGAAACTCCCTCTGGATCGGTACCCGTTTATCGTGCGTCCGCTCTCCAAAGAGGAAGGCGGAGGGTATTTGGTTGAGTATCCGGATTTTCCCGGCGTTATTTCCGATGGCGAGTCTCCGGAAGAAGCGATTCGCAATGCACAGGATGCGCTTGCTGCTGCGTTGAAGACGCTCGAAGAATTCGGGGATGCGATTCCGAAACCAGGCCAGAACACGTCGGCCAGCGGGCAGTGGCGGCAGCGCGTACCCCGCTCCCTGCATGCTCGTCTGGTGGCCCGCGCCCAGCAGGAGGGAGTGAGTCTGAACACGCTCGTCACCACGTTGATCGCGGAGGGGCTCGGGAGAAAGGAAATCTCTCGTCGCCATCGATGATCTGGGTTTTGGATGAACTCTGACAGGCAATGCCAGTGCATCGGCTTGAGCGACTGTCCAAGAAAAGGCCAAGAACGGACCTGACCTCTGATGCGATAGAACTCCTGCATCGGCGGCTCTTCATGGGACAGCCGGAGCGCCAGAGCGTACTGGAAGAAGCCCGGGCCGACGACGAGGTCGCCCGGAAGATCTATGAACTTCGGAAAAAGGCCGGCTTGACGCAAGCCCAATTGGCCAAGATGATCGGCACAACGGCGTCGGTGATTTCACGTCTCGAGGATGCCGACTATGCAGGTCACTCGCTGGCCATGCTCCGCCGGATCGGGGCAGCCCTGAACAAGCGGGTCGAGATTCGCTTCGTTCCGATCCGGCGATCCGCATGAGAGTCGACGTCAATGCGGCGGCATGGCCGCTTTTTCCCGCTCGAACTCAGCTTGTTCTTCCTCCAACTTGACCAGTGCTGCGAACTCATCCGCCCGGATCTCGTCGAGGCCGATCCGGACACCCACTTTCAAAGCGGCGCGGAGATCGATTGCACGACGCAGGAGCATGCCCGCTTCGGAAGACTGCGCCGCATCGAGCCTGTCGAGCGGGCAGTGGTCGCAGCGGCCGCCATCGTCCGGAGCGTCTGGGCAGAGGCCGGGATCGCAGAGTTCTTCGCGACGCAGCGCCCAATGAATCAGGAATCGCAGGGAGGGTTTTTCGGGCCACTCCCCAGCGCTCAGTTTGGGTCCGACGATTCCTCGAAGGTGCCGTCGAGCGCATCGATGGCGGCTTTGACGGCCACTGCCTGGTGGATGATGGGTACCTCACCCGCGTAGCCTTCGGTCGATTCCACCAGCTTCTTGTAGAGCGCCGCCGCCGGCGTGAGGTTGATGATCAACTCCTGGCGGTTGTAGGGCAGATCGAGCACGCGAGCGAAGCTGCGCCGGTACTCGAACACATCTTTGGCCGATGGCATCCGCAGCACGTGGCTCACCGTGCCGCCGAGGACGCGCATCGTCACCCGGAAGCCGTCGCCCACCTGGATCACATCGTCGACATCGGCCTGGCTCAACTGCTCGATGATCCGGGTCGCCTCGAAGGCGTCGACCTCAGGCGCATTCTCTTCCGGCATGCGGATCTTTCCAAGCAGCGCCGCGTCGGCTTCTGCTGAGTCAGGAATGGTCGTTTCCGAAACGCCCCGCCCCAGTTGCTTCACGATGACTTTCCGCCTCTTTTGGCGGTCGATCCACTCGTCGTCGGAGGGAAAGCGCACGCGAACCAGCTTCACACCCTCGGGCGTGCGGAGGTGGATGGTGATGGGTTGCTTTGCATCAAACATGAGAGTCCTCTCTACTGGCAGATCCCGTCGACACCACATTTGGCCACGGCCGAAACGACGCCGTTCGTCTCGTCCCACATCGGCAGGCAGTCGACCGACGCCGTGACGATGCCGTCCGTCTCGCCGACTTCGGCGGTCGCAAATGAGACCTTGTGCCAGGTGAGTTCGAGCGAGTTGTTCGAGTCGTAGGCGAGCGAGATCACGGCCGTGCCAGTCGTCTGCTGGCGTAGTTTCGTGAGTTCGGTCGAGCCATTCTCGAAGCGGGCGACGAAGCTCAGCGTGCCCTGGCGGTTGCCGAACTCGAGCCGGCCACGGATGGCGCCGCTCGCCCCGTCGCCAGGCGTCTGGAAACCCGAGCCAGGAAAGAAGCCGCCATCCAGCCGCACGTTGTTCTTCCAGGATGTCTCGAGCGAAACGATGTTCTTGTTCGAGACGTAGTTGACGCCGTTGATCGTGAGCGCGAGCGATGCCGAGGGCAACAGCTTCTCCAACGTCGCCGCCGGCATGGTGATGCCCGAGGGCTCGATGTACTTGCCTGATCCCACGAACTCAACCGTGATCTTTGAATTGGCGCGGCCCGGTCCCGAGCCGATCGAGATGGTCCAGCCTTCGACCACGCAGCCCACGGCCATCCGATCCACGACCACGCCCGCGCCCGGACGGATCTGTTCGACGAAGCTGAAGTAAGGCAGCTCGGCCGCATCGCCCGATGCCGGAAACAAAGGCGTACAAGTGTAGGTGAAGTTCGGCGCGGTGCCCGACTTGACCACCTTCCCCAAGCCGTAAGCCATGGCCCACGCGGCGATCTCGGCGCCCAGGTATTTCTCGAGCGTGCCGCTCACGTCCCAGGACGTTTGGAACGACTGCGTGGCGAACTCGTGGCCCTTGCCGAACTCCTCGGCGTCGTTTTCGGTTGAGAGCTTCGGATTGACGAGCGCGGCGTTGAGCTTGCGCAACTGCCACATCTGGACGCCGGTGTTGGCGGTCGCAATGTCGGCCTGCTTCTGCTTACCGAAGCAGATCTGGATTTCCTGCATCCGCGCGACGGACATCAGGGGTTACCTCCTCTCTCGGATCACACTGCTGCCAGCCACGCACCATGCGCGGCACGAGTTCGGCCGGCGTAGCTTCCACCTCTTCCACCTCGCCGTCTGGCGAGCGCATGAGTACGGTCTCAGTCATCTCCCATCTCCGTGAAACTCAGCGGCACTTCGAAATAGTCGAGCCCCTCGGCGCCGGTCTGCCGTTGGATCTGCGGCAGGTCCATGGGGTGACACGACGGATGGACCGTCGCGTTGAGCATCGGCACACCAGCCGAAGTTGGCACTCCCTTGGTGATCAGCCGGAACAGCCGGTAATAGGCCGTGGGCGGATCGCCGTCGAAGGTCTCTCGCGCCCGCAGATACAGGGTCACCTGGTGCCGCCAGACGTCCACGCCGCCGAAGCTCCCTGGGCTCGTTCCTTGCCAGGCGGCCATGATGCCCGGCGCGGGCATCTCGTGGATTGCCGCCGCGAGGCTCGCACGCTTCGGGTACTGGTCGTGATAAGCGAAGATCCGCTGCTCATCGCCCTCCATCTCGGCGACCAGTTCCGGAATGCCGCGCAGCAAGGCGACGAGGTTATCGACCAGTTCCGCCGGGTTGATCATCGCTGCTTGCCGCCCAGAGCCCTTTCCACCAGCAGCCGAGGCTTCATGGCCTCAAGCATCTTCCGCGCATCCTCGACGACGGCAGCCTTGTTCTTGGGCGAGAACACCATCCATTCCTCGCGCTTTTGGTTGGCCCAGGCCTTGATGCGGTCCTTGCGGGTTGAAAGGCTCGCCTTGGCCCGGTTCTCGCTCACCGTGCGGACCTGGAAGTTGCGCAGCAGGTCGCCGGTGAACGTCAGGTTGCGCCGGTTGCCCTTGCCCTTGCGCGTCTTCCAGATCGCGTAGCGCTTGGTGAGCGGCTTGGCCGGAGAATCGGCGGGGCCCTGGGCCGCCGCCAGCCGCGCTTTCACCGCCGCGACGCCCGCGTTGCCCAGCTCATACATCTGCCGCTGGCGGAAGTTGAGGAGGTCGAGCCGGAGTTGCCGTTTCTGGTAGACGCGGACGCTCGGCATGCATCGTCCCCACGGACTTCCGCGCAATTGACCGGAAGTCTCAATGACTCGCGAGCCACTTCAGGACAATTGTCCTGAAGTGGGTGGTCGCGACGGCTCCCGCCGGGTTGACTTGTGGAAAATCTTCCACAAGTCAGCCCGCCTTGCGGAGCTTGAGCACGGCGGCGCCCTCGGCATCGGCCTCGATATCGAAGACCTTGTAGCGCACGCCGCTGATCTCGACTTCATCGCCTCGCACGGGCGCGCCGGGTAGATCGACCAGCCGCACGAACAGCACCGCATAAACGCCCGGCGAGGCGTCCTCGGCCTCGCGCGCCGGCTGGAATACCGCGCGGACCGGGACCTCGCCGCCAGCCTCGGGCAAGTAGAGGACCTCGCGCCCAAACGTCTGGACGACCGCTGCGTCGAGGTCCTTCACTGCCGCTTGCCAAGCGCTCATGGTCAGGACTTCGTCCCCTTGACCAGCACCTCGGGCCGCAGGCAGATCGGCAGCGGATTCTGCTGCGTGTGCAGGTCGGTGCCGCGGCCAAACTTGCGCGGCTCCTGCTTGGCATACAGCGGCAGCCCCAGCGTGTTGGCCGTCTCGTTGAAGTCGGCGGGCGCGAAGAAGGTACGGAAGGTGTTGGCCGTGCCGAGCGGGAAGAAGTGTGCCTCGTCGTCGGCGATAAACTTCCGCACGTTGCCCGAGGCGTCGGTCGCCTGGCCGCGATACTCTTCAAACGTCACGCCGCCGAAGGTGAACCCCGTGCGGTAGTCGTTGCCGAGTTGCTGGTTGCGCTGGTAGTACTGGAAGGCTTCCTTCACCTTCGAGTGCGTGGTGAAAGCGTCGTAGAAGCCCGAAGAGCACAGGCACAGGATGCCCGTCATGAACTCGCCTTTGAGATTGTCCTCGATGTGGCGCTTCACTTCGAGCACTTTGAGCAGCACCTCGGTCGAAGCCGTGCCGAGGGCGAAGTTGACCGACTTCGGCGTGATGTCAAACTCGGTGTAGAGGTTGTAGAGCGTGGAGCCATCGGCGTCGAGGATCACGCCCTTCAGCGCGCCCATTCGCAGGTGCTCGAGCGTGATGGCGTGCTTGTTGCGCATGTTCTGGAGCTTCAGGGCCAGCAGATCGGCCAGCGCCTCGGTCTCCGATTCCGAGCCGAAGGCGCGAATCCCTTGCACCTCCTCGGGCAGCACGGCGTCGTCGTGCGGGATGTGCGGGATCACAAACGAGCGCACCTTGCGCTTGCCCTGCGTGCCGAGGGTGCCTGGCGCGCCGACTGGCTGCGTGGGCAGCAGGTTCAACACGCCGCTCATCTCCTCGATGATGATCGTGCGGGTGCGGACGCCGGTGGCGGGCATCAGGTTCAATTGCTCGAGCCGCCCGTAGGTGTTGGGGATTTTGTTGATGGCCGCCGTCAGGGCGACCATGTTGAAGGCATCGGTGGCGAATGGGTTGAGCATCGGCATGGGTTACGCTCCCTCCCGGACGAGAATGCCCAGGGTTTTGAGTTGGCTGATGGCGGCGGCCCTCTGCGGCGCGGTGATCGATGCAGGCCAAGTCAGGCCCTTGTCCGAGCAGATGGCATGGCGGGCAACGATCACGCCCGGCTGGTCGCCGGCGGTTGCGTCGACGGCATTCAGCAGGACTCCGGCTGCGTTCTCGGAGCCGTCGTTTGCGGCCGGTGCCAGTTGCGTCACTTTCCCGCTGGCGCTGATGACGCCGACCACCGTGCCGGTCGCCAGATTCTGGCCGCTGGCGACGGTGACCTCGTCGCGGCTGTAGAGATTGTTCTCTTCAAACTTGAGCCAGTCGCCCAAGTAGTTCGATTCGTTTTGGACGGGCATCGCTTACTTCGCTCCTTTCGCTCCGGCCAAGGCCAGGCAAGCCTTGACGACCGGGTTTTCCTCGAGATTCTGCTTGGCCGTGGCGCTGGCTTCCGGCAGCACATGGGACCGGATCTCTTCGCTGTCGGCCTCGGCCCGCAGCGCGAGCAGTTCCTTGCGGACCTCGGCTGCCGAGAGACGGCGGGTGATGTAGTCGCTGGCGAGCGCCGTCCGGCCGGCGATCGTGCACAGCACGACGATTTCGGCGGCCTCGGCGTAGCCCTGCTGGCGGGCTTCGGCTTCGATTGCGGCCAGATCGGCAACGGGCGGGCTCGTAGCCGCCTGGGTGGTTTCAGACACTGGTGTGCCTCCTTTCGTGAACTTGGGTTTGGACAAAGACTCGGTCATGGCGGCAAGGGCGTCGCGGAACGTGCCCACGCGGTCGGCGAATCCTCGGGCGACGCTGTCCTCGCCGTACAAAATCCCCGCCTCTGTGCCGCGCACGTCGTCTGCGCTCAGGCTTCGCCGTCGCGCGACAGCATCGACAAACATGCCGTAGAGCCGGTTGACCTCGGCCACAAGCACGTCGCGGGCTTCCGTCGACAGCGGCTCGTGGGGATTGAAGTCGTTCTTGCGGTCGCCGGCGAAGATCGTCGTGTAGCGCAGGCCGTTGGCCGCATCGAAGCCGCTCTGGTCGAGGTGCATCGCAATGATGCCCACCGAGCCGACGCCGCCCGTGCGGGTGACCCAGATGCGGTCCGCCGCCGAGGCCAAGAGATACCCGGCGCTCAAGGCCCAGTCGTCGACCGAGGCCCACATGGGTTTCATGCGTGCGGCCTCCTCGATCAGGCTGGCCACGTCCCAGGCGCCGTTGGCCTCGCCGCCGTAGCTGTCGAAGCGCAAGAGAATCCCCCGAACCTGCGGGTCGGTGGCGGCGTCGAGGATTTCGTTGCCGAGTTGCTCATACGAGGTGAGCCCCGACTGCGCGTCCATGCCCGAGGCGCGGTTGACGAGGCTTCCGGAAACTTCAATCACGGCTACGCCGGCGTCGGTCACAGCGTACGGTTTGCGGGAACGCTGCTCGGTAAGCAGCACCGCTTCGACCGCGGGCGGCTCGATGCCCAGACGCGGTGCGAGCACGGCCAGGATCGCCGCCAGCTTCTTCGAGTCGATCATCAGCGGCGTGTGGAACACGCGCGAGGCAATGTGCGGAAGATTCGTCATGGGGTCTCGTTCACGGCCGCCGGCGCCGGCTCCGCCACCCTCTGCCCGTTGCCCGTGGTCTTGCGCGGATCGGAGTCAAACGTCAGGCCAAGCGAATCGGCGCGCGCGTTGTCGGCCGCCGCCTGCCGGTCGACGTCCTCCTCGTCGTAGCCCATCTCGTTGATGACGGCGCTGCGCGGCTTGAATCCCGCGCGCACGGCGGCAATCTCAGCGTTCATATCCTTGAGCGGATCGACCCAAGCCCAGGACGGCGGCCGCCACTCGACGTCGAGGTAGCTCTCGGGAGCCCGAGCATAGTCGCGCGCGTCGATCGCGCCGGCCAGTAGAGCGGCCTCGATCCAGGCCCGCCACACCGGGCGGCAGAACTGATAGACCATCACCTGGTGCTGGAACTGCTCGCAGCGGCGGCGGAACTCAAGCAGGCCCGCGCGGATCGAGGAGTAGTTCACGCGCTCGAGGTCTCCGGTGAGTTGCTCGTAGGTGATCCCAAGGCCCGCCGCAATCGCGCGCAACTGCACGCGCATGAACTCGGTGTACATGCCGCCGACGTCGCCCGGCTCGGTAAACTTCACGTCCTCACCCGGCAGCAGCTTCACCATCGACCCGGGCTCGATGCCGGCCAGCGGCGCGCCGCTTGGATCCGTCTCGCCCTCGCCCGGCTTGCTACCGATCACCGGATCCTCGGGATTGTTCTCGGTGATGAAGGCGGCAAACATCGCCGCCAGCTTCTTGCGGACCAGTTCGGCGTCGTCGTACTGGTCGAGCTCATGAAGCTTGACCAATACCTGAGTGAGCCACGGCTGCCCACGGTGCTGGCCCGGACGGAGCGGCTTGTAAATGTGCAGTACCGACTCCGCCGGCACACGCGTCGTCTCGCCGGCGTTGAAGAACATGAGCTTCTCGCCTGGATGCTCGCGGTATAAGTGATAGGCCACGCGGCGGCCGATCTTGTCGAACTCGATCCCGGCGCGGATGACGTGGCCGTTGGGCAGGTTCTCGTTCTTCGTAGTCGGCAGGTGCTCGGCTTCGAGCAGTTGAAGTTGCAACGGCACCGTCAAGCCGTCTTCGGGCCGCCGGTCGCGAAGGCGCACCAGGCACTCGCCGCCTTCGATCGTCGAGCGGCAGACCAACGCCTGGAGTCCGTAGAAGTCCGTCAGCCCTGCCGCGTCCGCCTCGTCGGTCCACCGCAGCCACAGTTCCTGAAGCCGCCGCTTCACCGCCGGGTCCGGGTGTTTCGCTTGCGGCTTGATGCCCGTGCCGACGGCGTTGCCGACGAAGCTTTCCACCGCATTGCTCGCCCAGGCGTTACGGCGGACCATGTCGCGCGAGCGCGCCCGCAGCGCGTCGCCGCCACCGGCCACCAGAGCATTGATGCCCTCGTTTGCCGGGTTCCAACCCAACGTCCGGCGCGAGGTGGAGGCAGCCTCATAGCCAGCAAGCGCACGCAGCGGCGGGCCAAATGCCGCCCGCACAAGATTCCGCCAGTAGCCCATCAGAAACCTTTGGCCGTGTAGGCCCGGATCACGCGCGAGCGCGGCCGCGCCGGGTCCGCCGCCGCCAGGGCGGCTTTCACCTCGGCGATCGCCTTCTTGAGCTCTTCCACGCTCCGGTACTCGACACTGCGGCCTTCAAACGACACGCGCAGCATGCCGCTGGCCAGCGCCGCCTCCAGCGCTTCGAGTTGGGTCTGCGAGTAGGCCATGTCAGTTCTGCATCCACTTCGAACGGACCGTCACTCGGCGTACGCGGCGCGGGTGCGGCGCGGCCGCTGGTTCCGGTTCGACCGCAGGCGCTGGCAGCAGCGCCTCGAGTTCCCGCCAGTGCTTCTCCGTGAAGCGGTCGATGCCATAGATCGACGCGGCCGCGCGCGCATACACCCGGCAGTCGAGCGCCTCGTTGCGGCGGTTGGGCGCGACCACCCAGCGGCCTTTGACCAGGCTCTCGGCGGTCAACTGCCGGAAGTACTCCTCCTCGTAGCGCGGGAAGTGGCAGTAGCCCGCCGGGAACGGCTCGCCGCTTTCTGCCGTCGGCGGCACGAGGCGCAGCCGGCTGTAGAGTTCCGACTTCGCTACGGGCGTCCCCAGCATCCACAGGCGCGTCCCGCGCCGCCGGCTCGCATCCACCGGCGAGGCGCCCAGAATCAGCCGGTCCGTGCGCGCCGTGCCTTTTACCGCTACCGCCGTCTTCGGATTCGCGGCCCGCGCGCCGGCGGGGCCCCAGGAGGCTTGCGGATGCTGCCGGACCCAGTCATACGTGATGCGCGGGTTGAAGCCCGAATCGACGCACAGCACCCGGATCGGCATCCGCATGCCGCTGGCGTGCGGGAACTCCTCATCGAGCAGCGCATCGAGTTGCCGCCACACATCGGCCCGCGCCGTGTCGCCCATGAGCACGCGGTAATCGACCGACCAGGATTCCTTGCCACGGCCCCAAGCCACGACTTCAACTTCAATGCGGTCCCGTTGGACGTCCGCGCCGGCGGTGAGGAACAGGCCGCCGCGCGGGACGGTACCGATCGGGTAATCCTCCCGCCGGTCGTAAAGCGGCTGCCAGTCGGGCGCGTCGCCGCGCTCCTGCCACGACTCGCCGAGCACCAGGTTGACGAACGACTTCAGCCGCTCGACATCCTTCTGCGCCTTCTCCCAGTCCTCCGCGGCGCGCTCCCACGAATACCACCCCACCGGGCTGTAGAGGCTCGACAGGTGATAGCCGCGCGTGCGCCCGTCGCCGGCGGCCTCAGGGCGCCACTCGCCGCGCGCGAGCATCGTGTTCTTCTGGTGGTTGAAGATCGGCTGCTCGCAGGCGATGCAATGGTAGGCGGCTTTCTGCGGCTCGCCCTTGGGCCAGCGCAGCCGCTCGAACTTCAGCACCTGGAACTCGCCGCAATGTGGGCACGGCGCCCAGTAACGCCGCTGGTCGCTCTCGGCATACGCCGCCTCGATCCGGCTCCATCCCGCAACGAGCGGCGTCGACACCATGAACACCTTGCGGCGCGAGAAGGTGCGCGTGCGCGCGAAGGCCAGGTTGATGGGATCGCCCTCGCCGTCGACGTCGCCCGGATAGGCGTCGATCTCATCGAGAAACAGGTAGCGCACGGCCATCGAGCGCAGGCCGACGGCCGAGTTGGCCCCGGTCATCACCAGCACGCCGCCGGGGAACTCCTTCGACAGAACCGTGTTGCCCGAGTCGCGCGAGCGCGGGCTCTTCACGAGTTCCCGCAGCACGTCGCTTTCCTCAATCAGCGGATCGATGCGCTGCTTCGAGTTGCGCTTTGCCAGCTCGACGGTGGGCTGCACGACCATCATCGGCCCGGGCGACTTGTGGATCACGTAGCCCACCCAGTTGTTGCCGCACTCGGTCCCACCGATCTGTGAGCCCTTCATGAAGATCACGCGCTCCGCCGGAGACGACGGCGAAAGCGAGTCCATGATCTCCCGCAGGTACGGAGTGCGGTCCGTGCGCCACGGACCCGGCTCGGCCGCTGACTTTCCCGACAGCCTCCGGTAGCGGTCAGCCCACTCCGACACGGTCAGCACCGGATCCGGCCGGAGCCCGGCGTTGAACGCGGCGTTGTAGATCTCAGTCGCTGTTTGGGCCGGTAAGAGCATCCAGGGCCATCCGAATCTCGTCGCTCAGCAAGCGATGCACTTTGTCCACGTCGCTCTCGGCCGCCAGCGTCGCCGCCAAGCGGTCGGCGATGTTCAGCAGGTTGTCGCGGACCACGCGGCCGCGCGTGAACGCCGCCACCTGCACCTCGTCGCGGCTGACCAGCTTCGCGGTCTTCTCTTCAAACTCGATCTTGGCCAGCCGCGCCAGGTAGCTTTCGCGAATGGCCCGCGCGCGGAAGTAATCGAGCCCGCCCGCGCCGGGCGCCTCTGCCTGCTCCCGCATCGCGGGCGGCGCCGGCCGTGCACGGCGCTGCCCGGGCCGCGTCTTCGCCGCCCATTCGGCATCGGCGCGGTCGCTGTCGATCAGCCCGTCGGCGTTGGCCGTAATCCGCCCGGAATGGATCGCCTTTTGCACGGCGGCCAGGCTCACGCCGCGATGCTTGGCGTAGGCGCGCAGGCTGAGCAGGGCCATGGAACTTTCTCGCGATCACCTCGCAGATTCCGCTTGCCTTTGAGCGGAACGGAAGCGATGAATGGGTTCGCGATGAGGAACACCAACATGAAGAAACAAGCCACCAAGATGGATTTCTTTATCCGCCGCGACGATCATCGCTGGGCCATCCTCGACATCCATGGCCAAGTGCTTGACAGCGGATTCGAATCCGAGGCGGCCGCCGCGGATTTCATCGTCCGGTTCTGCCAGGACCACCAGATGCTCTACGCGATCTACTACTGACCACCGGGAGACGACACCATGACCACGCAACCCTACATCGAATGCTCGCTTTGTGATGAGGCGAAGCCCATCCACCGAAAACTCACGCTCACGAACGCCGACGGACTCGTGATCGACGCGGCCCGTTTCTGCCTCAACTGCTGGAACGACATCCGGCAGTCGGTCGAGGACGCCAGCGGCCTGATCGACCGCCGCCAGCAGGAGGACTGACGCCATGGCCATCACGCGCGAAGAGCTAATCGCTTGGGCCACGCGGAACGGCTGGAAGCTCGACCGCTGGGGCCACCTCAAGAAGGAGTTCGACAACGGCACGCACCGCATCAAG